GTTGAAGATAAATTGGAAAAACGTTTTAATAAAAAATTCATAGTTGAACGATCTTATTTAAATAGGACAGTACATGGTCAAGATGGGTATTTACACACAGATGACGATAGACCTAATGCATATACATTTTTAATCTATATAGGTGATATTACACCCGAAAACTTCCATAAAACTGGTGGAGTCTTAGCATTTAAAAATAAAGAAAATACAAAAGTTGAACCGTTTAGTAAAAGGGGTGTACTATTCAAAGCTGATCTACCACATCAGCCTTTCGCACCTTTAATTCGTGGAATAACTCGTATTTCCTTTGTATTTAAACTTGTAAGTATTTCTTCTGAAAATATCGTACCTCAACATATGAAATGCATAAACGTCATTGATAATTTTGTTAATGAAATTGAACTTCAGCAGGTGACTGATGCTATTAACCGCTCATCATGGAAACATGTGGGTAATTTACGGGGTAATAAAGGTATAACCTGTTGGTGTGCAGAAATGATAAAAGAAAAACCATTAGGTAGACAATTAGTGTCTAAACTTGAAAAATTATTTAATAAAAAATATGAAATAAGTAAATTATATGCCAATGGTCAAACATTCGGTCAAGACGGAACATTTGATCAAGATGACACAGATGGTAATGCATATACATTATTGATATATGTAAGTCCTATCACAGAAGAAAATATTGATCATATTGGTGGATTTACACAGTTTAAACAAAATGGGAAAATAATTAACTCAGAACCATATAGAAAAAGAGCTTTATTTTTTAAATCGAATCTACTTCATCGTCTTATGGCTCCATCACGTCTCACTGATATATTACTTATCACACTCACAATAAAACTTACAGAAGTTTAAAAGAATTGTTTTACATAAAGGCATGAAGGTCCTGGCCATAGATATTGGGTTTCATAATATGGGTCTTGTTTTAGCCGAGTCTTTATCGGGACCAAAAATTACCGTGGAGTTCCTGAAGAAGGTAAGTTTGGAAGACTATAAATATATAAAGTCGAATGATTTTGTAGACACGATTCCTTTATTTGTGGAAGATCACCAAAGTATTTTCGATTCAGCTGACAAAATACTTATAGAACGACAGCCTCCCGGTGGCTTTCAAAATATTGAGATTCTTTTGCATTACATGTTCAGAGATAAGGTTATATTAGTATCACCTGTGAGCATGCATGTACATTTTGGTATGAGACATCTAGACTATGACCAAAGAAAAGAGAGAACAGTCTCTATCGCCGAGAAATATATAGATGGAGACATTCCCTATGAGAGAAAACACGACATAGCGGATGCGTTATGTATGATTGTGTATGACAATTTCAAGTCTTGTGTTCATTTCTTTGACAAGTTCAAATATTTTGGTGGCCTATAATAAATGCCAACAGTGAAGCAACTTCAGAATGCCAAGAAGAAACTGAAGAAGACCACTAAACCCACAGGGAATACACCCAAAATACCCACTTCCACTCTTCTTCGTCTCATTGCGGCAGACCCAAAGATTCGTCGAAACAGAGAATTCATGAAAATGGTTCAAGAACTCTCAAAGAAGAAGTAAGGAATTCACTTCACCGTGTTCTTGTAGCTGTGGCGTAGTTCTTCGAAAAATGTATCAAACACACCTAACCTGTACTGTGTAAATGCCCATAGTGCGAAAAACACCGTCTTTGTCATCTTATTTATATCATTCTCTTCCATTTTGTAAATAGGACCAACCAGGCGACCCATAAAAGTTTCATCCTTAGACTTACCAGTCATATAAGACTCCGCTTGAGTTAATGCACATGTGTCATCATTAACAGACCAATGATAGAAGATAAATGGTATAACCATGGAGTAAAACTCGAGATTTCTGCGATTGTTGGTAAAAGGTATAATCAAAATCAGTAACAGAAAAATAGTATGAAGTAGGAAAATTATATTCATCTATTATAACATGGTCAGAGAAAAAATTATATGGAATGACCAGCATGAAAATATACTACGCCAATGGGGTGAAGCCTGTGCGTGTTATCGATTTATGCATCATAGGTCGTTCATGATGTTTAAGGATTTGAGTATGAAATTTACCCTACCTGTAATTGTTCTTTCTACAATAACCGGTACTGCGAACTTTGCACAATCTACTTTACCTGTGAGTATTCAACCCGCTGCCCCATCTATCATAGGTGGTTTAAATCTTGTGGCTGGTCTCATCGCGACAGTTATGCAATTCTTGAAGATTAATGAACTCATGGAAAATCATAGAACTGCTGCGTTATCCCATGGACTCTTGTCTAGAAATATTCGTTTGATGTTAGCTATACCACGAGATGAAAGAAAGAAGGATGGCTTGAAATTTGTAGAAGATTGTAAAGCTGAATATGATAGACTTATTGAGCAGTCTCCACCAATTCCGTCTAAAATTATGATTGAATTCGATAAAGAATATCCCCTTGAGAACGTATTTACAAAACCCGAGATTCTTACTGTGCGTTCAATACCAATTCTGAAGCTTCCCAAAACAATCGAAACTGTAGAAGCTATAACTAAAGGTACACCCCTAGAAAGGGCGGGAAAATTCCTTTCCAAGCAGCCACCATCACCAAATGACGATGACGATGACGATGAAATCATTCTTGATGAAGAGGAAGAGGAAGAGGAAGAGGAAGAAGAGATAGACGTCGAGCAAGGTACACCAAAAGAATGAACATAATCACATTGGTAAGAACTCCACATGCAACGTATGGTAAAATTTTTCTTTTTAAAGGTTCTACGACACGTTTATGTAGTGCGTCATTTTCTAGCACTAAATCTATGGCCTGATTAGTAAGATCATCAATGGACTCCTTCATTAAAACTATTCCACAAAAAAAAGAAGTCAAAAATACCGTGGCTACGATTCACACCAAACAAATTGAACTCATTCGTAGGTACTTGCGTGAAAGAAAGAATGTATTCATTTGTGGTGGATATGGTGTAGGCAAGTCGTATATTCTCAAAGAGGTGTTGGAAGGTTTGAATAATGTCGAATTACGAACCGACCATTTAAAAAGTAAGTCGCCATTTCTAGCGTTCATCAAAACATCCACAAAACACCTGTTTATAGAAGACTATGATCCAGTGTTCAAACCACTCATAGAACAAGTGTCGGATGGAAATAGATTGAGTCGTGGCTCACTTATCGTGACTTCTGTGAATATGTGCATGTATCCAAATTTTGAAACAGTGTTCATTCCAAAACATAAACCAGAAACACTTCTCACACTCGTAGATGATAAAAGTCCAAAGGCTGAAAATGCTGCTTATAGATGCAAAGGAAATATTCGGAATTTTTTCACATATCTTGATGGTCATGATGAGATGGATGATTTCAAAACCCCTAAAGAATTCATCAATGAAGTATTATCTGATCCCACACCTATAAAAATTCATGACAGTATTTCTGAGCATGGACACATATGGGACATCTTCCAAGAAAATTACTTGAATTCGAAGGGTGTAGATATTTTAACAATCACAAAATCATTTTCAGATGCAGACTTACTTGATAACCACATCTACACATCTGGGAATTGGAGTCTCATGCCTTACTTTGTTCTGCACGCCCTCACTATACCAAAGTCATGTCTAGGTGAACCACTCGAAAAGGATAAAATTAGACCTGGGAGTTGTTGGACTAAACTTGGAAACTACAAGATGAGAAAGGGGAAATTTCAAGAAATTAAGAAAAAATCGAGAATGGGATTGGGTGTAGAAGAATTGTGTCTTTTGAAGAAGTATGCAGAAAAAGGAGACCTAAGTAAATTGGTGGAGTATGGAATCACACCTCAAGACTTCGACGTCATCAACCACTTGGCTGTTGGAAGTGGCTTAAAATCAAGAGAAGTAACTAAAATCAAGAAAGCCTTGAAGAATGAGTACGAAGGAAGAAGAACATGAAGTTGAAGAATGTGTCAAAGTTATTGGGAATGAAATTCTCTTCTATGCCGATGTCGATCGCGAAAACGCTCTTGACTTCGTTGAGAAATTTAAGAAGTTGGAGATTGAACTTCTTAAGAAAAAAGCTGAACTTTTTGGCTACGAACCCCTAATTAGGGTTCATATCATGTCCGAAGGTGGAGACATCTTTGCCGGTATGAACATGATGAATGTTCTTGAAACTTCACGTGTTAAGATTCATACCATCGCCCAAGGTTCCTGTTGTAGTGCAGCTACATTCATGCTCCTTGGTGGTAGTGAAAGACGTATGGGAAGGAATGCGTACGTTCTCATTCACCAGATTTCTACTGAGATGTGGGGTAATTTTCAAGAACTTAAACATGAATTGAAGTCGACGGATAAGTTTATGAGGATGCTCAAGAAGATGTACCTTGAAAAGACTAAGATTCCTGATAAGATGCTCAAGAAGTTGATGAAGAAGGATATTTACCTTTCCCCTAAAGACTGTCTCAAGTATGGAATCGTTCACGCTCTTGAGTAAGTGTCACAGAACGCCTGTAGAGAGCTAATAGACATAGAATTATTAATATGATACAAAATGTATTTAAATTTAAAGGCACTTGTGTGCTTTCTGGAGGCCTAAGTCGTTCCATTCTGCCATAATTCACAACTGGAATTCCAGACATCTATTTAAAGTTGAGAAAATAATGGAACGCCTTATCAAACAAGATAAACACGGCAACGACCGCTACATTGACATCAAAGTTGAGGACTTGAAGGATGGAACTGCTGACATCGTGAAGATCTCTGGTGTTGTGGGGAATGACAAGTTTTCCGAGTCGCGAACCAATGTCAAGACTGGTTATGAAAAGGCTCTCAAGAGAGCCCAAACCATGTGGAACAACGAGCACACTAAGTGCAATCA